ACCATCTAATCCATAAGTAGTTCTAAGTATATCAGACATTCCTTCAGCAAAAAAGTTTTCTCTATATGTTTCAGGTAACCTATTGAATCTTTCAGCAAATACACCTGAAGCAGATTCTATTTCCGAAATAGATATTTTTGTTTTTTGAGTATCAGGATTTTGAGCAGTTCCAAATCTTGGGCCTTGTTTCATTAGTTCAAATAAAGGTCGTAATGTTTCTTTTGCATTACTTAATCTTTCTGCGTCTTTTTCATTTTTAGGAGTTTCAAATAAATAATCGTCAATTGATTCTCTAAATTTTGCTTTTCCATCAGATCTATCAATCGTTCTAAATAAATTGCCCATAGAAGTAGCAAGACGACCAGCATCTGGATCAGTAGTATCACCTGAAATAACTTTTCTTAAAAAATTCTTTGCACCAATATTAGATGCTCTTCCTAAAAATTCTATATAAGGATTATCATAAGGATTATTATAAAGCATTTTACCACCATATTCTCCATCTAAAGCTTCCATCCATCTTTCTGCAATTCGATTTAATCCTGTATTTATTTCTTCATTAGTTCCTCTTAATTGACGTATATCTTGTCTTTCACCAGTAATTTCAGCCCTACCCATTGAATCTAATCTTGACATAACTCTATTATAAGTCATAGCTCCTTCCATTTCTGTTAATTCTGGGCCATCAATTAAACTTCCACTAATTTTTCTTTTTCCTTTAATAGAAGGATCAAAAGAAGCATTCATCCCAAATGTATCTGACATTTCTTGAACCATTTTACCATACATATCAGTTACTCTTTCAGCTGGTCTTGTAGTTAATACAGCTAAAGTTCCTTCAGAGCCTATTTCTTTTATAGTTTGCCCATCTTGTACTTCAATAGAATCAATACTATCAGATAGTTCCTTTAGTGCTTTTTTATTCATCCTTCTAGGATCAACTAATTCAGCATCACTCATTTCTGGATTACGCATCTTTTTTATTGCATTATAAACATTAGCAAATTGCTGTACTTTTGAATGGGTAGAAGGATTAAAATCACCATATTTAGGTTCTTTATTCCCAGGTCTGCTTAAAACAGAATCAAAAGTTTGTTCAACTTTTAAACCTATAGGATCTGTAGCATAAGAAGCACCAAGTGTTCCAACAATTTCATTTCTAGCGTAAGTTCCAATTCTACTTTGTAAGACATCAGGTTTTGCTCCCAATAGGTTCAATGCTTCGTAATATGGGGTGAAATCAGCCATATAAGTTCTTTGGGTATCTCTACCCCAGGCTCCCCTACCTTTTGTCATTATAGCGGACATAAATATATGTGAAGCTAATTCAGGCCCTTCCATGTCATTAAACATTCCTGTTGCAAACATAGCATGATTCATAGCCAAAACACCTAATCCCATTCTTGGAGCAGATGCAGCTAAGTCAGTAATATATTCCTTACCCCATTTACCCCTTAATTCTTTACCAACTTCACCTTTGTATTTATTTAAAATTTCATAAACATGTTTCATGGGCATCTGTTTTTCTGGATTCTTATGAAATAAAGTACTTTCTATTCCTTCTGTCCCCATATATTTAGTGCCATCCGATGTTCTTATCCATTTATTTCCAAGTTTACTAGTGTTTATTAAATCTTTAAACTGACCCCTTGACATTATAGAAAGCATACCTCGTACTACATCATCTCCATGATCCTTAGCTACTTGTTCATAATTTGTATTACGATAAGATCTCCAATATGCTTTTATACCATTTTGAATAGATTCTTTACCGCCCCAGGGAACAAGTCTAATAGCAGGAAATGCTAAAGACATAATTGCAGAATGGCTTAACGCTTCTTCTTGATCAAAAACTTCACCTCTTAAGTGTTCTCCTATCTTTCCAACACCTATAGAATGTATACTCATCATTAACATGTCTTGAGCAGCCATACCTAAATATTTAGCAACTCCTTCTGGTAATGGGCCACCTACTCCACGCTCAATCCATTCAGCAACATCATTTACATATCTACCTTCTGAAAGTCCATTAACAAACTTAGAAGCAATATAATCAGCATTTTGAGGAACTATCTCAATACCTTGATCTTTAAATGCTTTTGTAACTGCAGCACTTCCAGATTTAACTAATAATTCTTGTGCTTGAGCAGCTTTAACTCCACCAATTCCCATTTCATTTACCCAAGATATTCCAACATCATCTCCTATGGTTTTTCTTAAACCCCTTTGAACATTGTTATCTAGGCTTGCAATTATTTCATCACTGCTTCTACCTGTTTTTTTAGCTACTGCGTTTACACCTTTTAATAAAGAATCTGTTTGCTGTATACTTAACTCACCAGCTTCTTTTGCTAATTGTGTTGTAAATCTATTACCAAGACCCCTAGCTGCTGCTCTACCTGCCTTACCAAGCAATCCAAATGGCCCAATAGGAGCAAATAAAGAAGCTCCTTCTCCAAGAATCCAACCAGTTCTTTCCATAGTATTCATACCTTCCCAGTCTTTATCTTGAAGATCAACAGCAGACCATGTTAATCCAGATACAGCACCACCCCATAAATTCTCAGCTAAGTCTTTAAATGTGCCTCTTTCTATAGGTTCTAGCTCCTCTTCTTCAAACATACCATGATAATTTGGATATGTGATTCCAGGAGGATTCATTCCAGGGAATGTTTTTATCCCTGTTTGAGCACCTTGTCCTACTATATTATAATATTCTTTAGGGAGAGGCATTATTCGTCAATAGATAAAAATGGATTTCTATCCCATCCTTCAAGATCTGTTACATGCTGGGCTGGTTCAGTAAATTCATAAGGTTCAGAAGAAGCTTCAAGTAATTTATTTAAAGCTTCATTTTGTAAAGTGTAATTATCTACATAATCTGTCGGAGCGTCTTCAAAAGGATTTCTTCCAAATCCAGTATCAGAAGGAAATAAATCATTAATTTCTTCTAAAATTCTATTAGATTCCCATTTTCGAAAAGCATCGTTTCTTTTTTCAAGTTCTTTATAAAAATTAACTTCAGTACTATCTTGTTGAATTTCAGGTGACTCCATTTCATTTTTTTCTACTAAAGTAGACTCGGTATAACCCCCAGGAATCATTCCTCTCCCAATAGGAACTGAAGGTTTTTTAAACCAGGGATTTACCCCAGTAGAAACTACACCTCTAGGTATAAATGGACTTGTAACAACCTTTTTCTTATCATCTGTTATTGCAGGTGGAGTTACTTTTTTATCATCTTTTTTATCGACTTTTTCGGGATCACTAGTTTTCCATTTCATAAAATCTTCACCTAAGTCTTGACCATACTCACTTTCAATTATATCAAATAGCTGTGACTGACTTTCAAAATCTGTTACTCCTCTGCTTTGTATAAAATTATCATAAAATTCATAGATGGCTTCTTTAGATGAGTCTTCAAAATTAAATGTGGATAATGCTGCTTGAAAATCATCAATAGGATTTGGTGCCTCAATACCAAGATTTTCTCGTTCTAATTCATAAACTTTTGCAGCGTTTCCTTCAATAGTAGCTAGTTGTTGAGAAAAAGGCCCTTGTGGATTTCTAAAAATATTTCTTAAAGATTCATTCCCTGGAGCATTAATATTTGTTAAAAATTGTTTATAGTCTGTTGTGGTTAATGCAGATTTTGCATTATTTGCCATAGCTTCAGATCCAAATTGATCTTCCCAATTAAAATTTTCACTGCTAGTAAAAGCTTTTAAAGCGGAAAATTGTGCAGTAGCCATAGCATTAGAATCTCTTGACATTTTATCTGTCATATATTGAGTCATGTAAATTCTATCTCTTGGAGTCATTTCCTCACCAAAAGCTTTACGCATACCAGCAAATTGCGTTTCCCCTTGAAATCCTTCTAGCTTCTTAGCTTCTTCAAGCATTTTATTAAATTCATGCTCTTGTAAAACTTTATTTAAACCAACATACTTAGGTGCTTCTTTACGATACCATTCTTCCTCTTCCATTAGTTTATTTATTTGACTATCTAATGTTGAAATTTCAGATCTGTATCTATTGATTTGATTACCAGCTAATGCAATATTGTCATCCATGCTACCAGAAAGCATACTACCAATTTCTGAAGTTGCTGAAGTTTGATGTTCAGGAGCAACTTTATAAGTTTGTCTTAATATTTTTTCTTGATTTTGTTTTTCTTTTATTAGTCTATCTTGCTCTCTTAAGAATAAATTTAATTGTGCTAATTTGTTGCTTGATTCTATTTGTTTTTCACTTAATCCAATCTGTCTTTCTTTTAAAGCTCTGTCTAAACTTCTTTCTTCGGCACGAGCCATTATATCTTCTCTTTGAAGAAGAAAGTTTTTTTCTGCTACATCTACAGCTTTAGATTTAACATAAACATCTCCCAGTTCCCCAACTAAAGTAACAAGTGAATCTAAATTTGAATTAGCCATATGTTTCTATATAATCCTCGTATAAACTCATAAATTCTCCAGGTATTGATTCTCCAGTAGCATTCATATAACTTGTAATCATTTGAGCCATTGCTCCTTGAGTATCTTGAATAGTTTTATATTCTTCAACACCTGCTTGAGTTTCTGCTTGACGCATTTTACTAGATAAAATATCTTGACGAGATGCAATATCTTGCATTCCAGTTCCAATTTGAGTCATACCACGAACACCAGCTCTTTCCACATCTTCAATACCTTGCTGAGTATTGTAACTAGAAACTAATCCAGTTTTAGCTCCAGCACTTCTAATTTTACCCATTTGACCCTCAACGCCTCTTTGAATATCTATTTCTCCACCTTTTAAAGTCTCACCTTGTCTTTCTAATATTTCTGATTGCGATGTTAATTGTCCTAGTTGTTCTTGTAGACCTTGCTGTATAAATCCTTCTTCTCCAATCATTTTTTCAGTACCTGCCTGTAATTGGCTAAATTGAGAGCCCAGCATTTCTTGTAATTGTTTATTCTTTTGAAATTCTTCTCCATATTCACCTATTCCCAATTTTTGTTGAAGCCAATCACTTGCTTTATCTCCAATAGAACTTGATCCAAACCACCAATCTTTATTCCAAGCCTTACCTGAAAAAAGATCACCAAAACCATATTGAGCATATCCAGTCTCTTGATTTATAGGTGCTTCTTCTAAAGACCTGTACCCCTTTCTTTGAGCAAGTATAGATTCTCCTTCAGCACCATGAGTTTTCATAATATCAGATTCAATACCACCTTTTATATGTATAGGGCCAGTTAACCCTTTAACTACTTTTCCTCCTTCAGCAGCATGATCACCACTTCCAAAAGCACCATATTGGTTTTGTTTCTGATATGCTTTATATAATTTTTTATTTTGCATAAATATCCCACAAGAATTTACCAGCTTTATAAGCACCACCAGCAGCCATTGCAAATGGATTAGCCGAAGCTATAGCATATGAAGAGGCTAAATCTGCCCCTGTTTCAGCAGTAGCAGCAATTTTATCCTCACCTTGAACACCACTTTGCCCCCAAACATCATATACATTTTTTAAAGCTACCGCTTCACCTATACCAGGTGTTAATGTTCCAGCGTCTTTAACTAATAATGCTTCATCTGCTATTGACGTAGCATCAGTTACGGTTTTTGCAGTAGTTGCAACATCTTTAGCTTTAGAAGCCATATCAATAGCCTCATCGGCTTTAAAAGCTGATGCAATAACATCTTTTGCTCCTTTTACACCTTTACCAATACTTTCGCCAATATCTCCAATTATTCCAGTTTGATTTTCTTTGTTATATCCAGTTTTTAAAAAATCAACAACCTTACCTGATATACCCTCACCTACTTCTTCCCCTGGAACATTAGGCTTAGGAACAGGAACTTTACTAATTTCACCTAAGTCAATATCAGCTCTTTTTATTGATATATCTAAAGCTTTATCTGTAGCATCATCAAAATAATTATAATCTTTAGGATCTAAACCACTGTCTCTTAATTTTTGATTATAAGCAGTAATTCCTAAATCTTTATCATCAGGTGTTTTATTTCCTTTGTTTTTTAAAACATCAGCTTCTCTGCTTTTAAACATTCTCTGGTCTCTTTCCATTTGCATTTTTTTCTGATGCTTTACTGGATCAAACTTTCCATGCCTTGTATCAGGATCACTTAATATATCAGTAAGCTCCTGATCCCAGACTCCTTTTTCCAATTCAACTCTTTCTGAACCAGGTGTTGCATATCTATTTTTTAACCAACCTAAAGGACTCTTTGTTTTTTCTATTTCTTTTGGTTTATATTTAAATCCAGTTACACTATCAGGATCTCTTTGCATTAATAAAAGCCTTGCATCTGCCATATCAGAAGATCTTTTAGCTTCAGCCATTTTAAGTAATCCGACCCCAGATTGAATTCTACGTCGCTGGTCACTTTCTTGTTCATCAGCTTCTTTTCTTTCTTGTGCTCTTAAACCTGCATATAGGCTAAATTGACGAGCTTGTGAATATGGATCGTAGTAGTTTGACATTAGGAATTAATATTTGGATATAAATTACTTATAATTAACATAAATCTTCAATAATTAAATTTGTACAGGGTTTTGTAAAAGTAAAGCTAAAATTTTAATTTCACCTGCAGTTGCAGCAGTACCAACATTAACAACTATATTATCAGCAGAGCTAAAAAATTTACCTAATTTTGCACCTACTTCTGTAGCTCCTACGGCTCTACCAAAAACATTAATAGTTCCTTCCGCAGTAGTACCGCTACTGCCATCCCATGCATCAATAAATACGTCTGTATTGGTAGTAATTCCAACATTTATAGACATAGACCCTGCAGTAATTGCACTAGTAACAAGTACTCGAACATCTAATACATATGTATTTGCTGGTACCCCAATAACACTTGTTGTACCAGTAGAAGTAAGAGATACCTTGCTTGATAAATACCAAACAGATGAATATTCTCCTATATTTGATGCAGTGGAAGGTGTAGTTTCAGTTCTAGTAGATACTGTATCAGTAAATTCACTTTGTAGTATTCTGTTCCCATCTCTTATATATTGCACAACTTGATATTCACCAGTATCAGAATTAAAAATTCTTCTAAATACAGGAACGCCATTTTTAAATTCATCACTATATTGCCCACCACCAGGTTCAACCCCTCTATCAAGACCAGTTGATATTCTCCTAAGGCTCATTCTTTCATGTCTAGTTCTTGCCATTATTTTACATTTTTCATTCTATATATAAACGATATATCATTTATTTCAATATCACTAGACCACACAGTTCCACTAGTTCCAGTAGAAGACATATGCAATTGTATGCTATATATATTATTTGCTTCAGATGAAGTTGCTGGTTTTAATTCAGCGTGATGCCAAACGCTATCATCACCACTTTTATCAAGTAAAGGAGTAGTATCAGTAGTACCAGTAGGATCACCATCACTATCTACTCTTTTAAAACTTTTTAATGTATCGTTATCACCATTAGTTGAATATCGAACATATATGCCAGTTGCATCACCTTTATAAGACAACCTAACTCTGTAAACTTTTTTTCTTACAGAAGGATGCCCAAAATCAATATCTTTAGTAATAACACTACTCTTATCGTTACCAGCTGCACTATTGTTCCATTTTTTAATTGCACCTGATGAAGTAGCATATATTAAATCAGCATTTTTATCATTTATAAAATTACTCTGTTTTGCACTATCATCTACTTTACTATCACCATGAGTCCAGCTTTGTGTTTTTAAATCAAATAAATATATATCTCCGACAGATCCAGTACCTGCACTCGCTATAAACATTATCTGTCTTGTTTTTGGTATATATCCAATTTGAGGCTTTCCTCCAACAAAAGAAGACCAGACAGAATTACTAATTCTTAATCTACCATTTTTTTCAAGTAAATCAGTAACAGATTGACCATTATATAAATAAGCTCCATTTTCATTCATCCAAGCAATACCATAATCTGTTTTGCAAACTTGTCCAGGATAATCTACTCCTTTATGCATAAAAGTATCTTCTAAAAATTCTATATCCTGTGCAATATTTATAATATGCATTTTAGTTTTTTTAAATTGAAGAATTCTATCTGCATATTCTTCTAAAGCAGTTATTTCATCACCATCTTTAATACTTGCTTCTATTTTTCTCGATATAGGAAAGGTATCAAATTTATTTGGCATAGATTTGTACATAGCATCTGCTTCTGTTATTGTTTCTCCATCTATACCTTTACGCCTAACATTTCCTATATACGCTTGCCTATTCGCTATTACTATAGATTTATAACCTTCTCCAGCAAGGCCTATAGAATTAGGTTCTTCAGGTGAAAATCCATTTATAGAATCATAAGTCCAGGGGCTTTTGTGTAAGACATTATCAAGAGTTCCATAACAATAAGTATCTGTTGTTGCTCCTAATGATACTGAACTAGCTGCAGTATTTAATTCCCAAGCATTGTAATCAGAAGTTAAATCACCACGAACTCCATCTTTTAAACTTATATCAGCTAATAATGTCCATGTTTTTTCAACATTATATTCTCTTATATATACCCTACCACCTATAATATGAGGATCGAATGGAGAATTAGCTAAAATCCTTACAACCCAATATCCTCCAGCAACCATAGTAACTGAACCTCCAGAACCAATATTTGTCCATATAAGTGATTCTTGATTACCTTGATATATAAAAGTTGTTCCTATTTCAAATTCTCCAGCTGTCCATGTTCCACCAGAAGAAACAGTAGTTATGTCAATATTCCATCCAGCTCCAGGTGGAGGATATAGTCTCATAGCTTCACCAGCCCAGTCGCCTGAATTTGATGGTGTGGTAAGATATTGGTCACTAGGTACATCATTAACAAGTGCAGCTTTATTACTGCCATTTGTTGATATAATAACATAATCATTACTATCATCAACATGAGTTTCCATTCCAGATAATTCCGTTTGTGTAGAATGGTAAACCCTTGTAGTTGTACTACTACCATCTCCAGGCTCTGTCCAAACTAAATCACCAAAAAGACCTCTTTCTGGAGGAGCTAAATTGCAATTTTTATTAGCATACCATGTATCATAAGAATCAGCAGATCCAGCAGGTGATATTCCATTAAAATGAGTTGTTTTAATATATAATAATTGTTTATTTGTGTTTCCTACAAAACTACCATCTACAACCCTAAGAGTACCATCTACAAATGAAAAAATAGGAACCAACCCATCAGTGCTACCTAAATCCAATACAGCACTACTAGACCAAGCATCTGTACCAAAAGCATAAATCCAGATTTCTGCACTTGCATCTGTATCTGCTAATGCAAGATACTGCTGTCCAGTTTCAGCTGCAGTTCCAGATATAGCTTCAGCTTCTAATCTATCATGAGCAAAATAAAATATACTATATCCAGCTTCTACTGTAACCGATGGATTGCTACCAGCAGCATGATCGCCAAAAGATCCCATAGCTCTTAATTTCCCTACATCATGAACAACTACTCCTTCGCATGCAACTAACTCATCTTCATTGATATCTCTAGGATCAAAAGAGCTATTTATTCCACCATGAAACTTATCTATTTTCCAAACTTGCTTTGGCATTACTTAGACCAATTATAAAGACCTTTAATATTAGTTATACTTACATTTTTTTTATTTAAAATATAAGGTATATAAATTTTTATTATTTTTTTCTTGTTTTTTTCCATTTTTCTCTTTTATAAGTTAAGTATTCTGAAGCTATTACGGGATTAAAAATTGTAGTTATTAGCCTATTATCATCATCTTCATATTGAGGATCAATAATAGTAACTGGACAATTAAATATGTTTTTATCATCTAATCCTAATTTATCTGCATAACTATCCATTATTTTAAAAGAAGCTACTTGTAATGCATGGCTAACTAATCCATTTGCTGGATTCTTTATTACTTGATATCCAGAAACATGGGTATGACCACAAGTAAGAACATGATCAGCCCATCCCATTTGAGCAGCCCTAGCAACACCATGAGCAGTATTCCATATACTATTTCCTTTAAATGTGTGTCTAGCATTAATAGTTATTTCTTTTCCATTAGGAAATATAAGTCTCATCCTTGCTCCCCATTTCTCATATAAGCCCTGATGATCCCTCATTATGAAATCTAAGGGGTCACCATCACCTGACCAAACATCGTGGTTTCCTGCTACCAAATACAGCCAATTAAGCTTATTTACAAAGTATTCTGTAAGTCTCCATGATTCTTTAGCTGAAGTAGATTGTTGCCCATATAATGCAGATAATCTTCCTATCCAATTATTCTGAATATCTCCAAGATTACCAGCAAACATACCTGGTGTATTATTAATTATATTCATATAATGCAATATTTGAGATATATCTGTACCATCATCATCGACATGGGGATCCCCAAAGTGAGCAATTCCGATAGGCCCATTTACATTAATATCTATTCTTACAAGTTTTTTACTTTTCTTAGATATTGCTTTTTGTTTGTATTGTTTTTTTCTATACTCAATTAAATCTTCTATTGGTATATGGTCTGGATCTACCTCTTCAACTTTAAATGGGCTTTTTTCTAATATGGTAGGCTTAACGGTTTTTTTACCGCATGCCGTACAATACCATTGTTGTTTCTTTGAATTTGCTCTATATAAAAAACCGCTCTTATGTATAGACCTTGAACCACAATGACAGCAAGCAATTACATTACCATCATTGTCTTTTCTGATATCATCTCCAAGACTCATTGGATCCTCCTTTTTAAGGATTTATTCTAATATTTCTACATGAACTAAGTCATCGAAACGGTTGTCCCGAATCTCACCGTCAGAATCCCAGTCCCCGCCCCAGCGAACTTTAATTCCTAATTGATGACCTATTCCTCTTAACATACCTCCCATATAATGAAACCTCTCTCTATCTTCCCAATCTATCGGGTAAGGAGCGAGATCAACAGCTTTTCCTTCGATGTGTTTAGAAAACCTAGTTTTTGTTTTCCCTTGTGCTAATAATTGCTCTTGCCGCTCCTTACTCCGCAATCCTTCAATAATGGTAACATCCATTATTTTTATCAATTGGTTTAATACATTAACTAATCTAGCGTCTACGCCTTTTAGTCTTGACTTGCTTCTTTTTCCGAACTTTGGCATTTGATTTTCCTTTCTTTGATGGTCTACCTACTTTAGACCCATAAGTTCCTTTACCGTATGGCATTATTTACCTTTAAATACGCCTTCAAGCAAATCTGTTATAACATCCATCATTTCTTCAAAAAAGACTTGCTCTTTTTCTTCTTTTACAAATGGAATATTTATTTTATCATTCATTTTAGTTGCTAACATATCAGAAAACTCATCAGAAGATAAATGGCTCATAGCCTCTTCTTTCATTTTATCTGCTTGTTCTTCAGCTAGCTTAACTAACATTGATTTTATATCCATAACATATCCTTATTTATAGTTTGTTATTAAAAAAATTATCATTGCCATACCACCCAATATATAGTTTCTCCAGTTTTCTAAAGACCTGGTTCTTCCATTAGATATTTTTAATTGTTCTTTAATATCTGGCAATTCCCTATTTAATATAGTTTCTATACTAGCAAGCCTTTCTTTAATATTGCTTCTATATTCATCTATGCTTTCATAATCCATTAGTGTTTCCCGTTTATTCTAGAAAGGTTTCCTTTTACTTCCATTAATATATCACTAAGATCGTTTAATTCCTCTACCATTTTTTCATGTCTTCTATCTCTAGTTTCATCAGATTTATTCCATCTATCAATTAACTTAATAATCATTCCTTCCATGTTTTCTAATGTTTCAGATTGACCTTTATTTTCTATTTTTAAATCTTCTAATGTTTGGGCTTGCTCCCCAGATCGTTTATTTAAGCTATATACAAGAAACATAAACATTGCCCCTACTACGGCAATCATGCCACCTTCTTGATATAATGCTAAAAAATCCATCCTTATTCCTTAATACATTTTAAAAATTGTTTAATAATCTTATTTATAATTTGTTTATTTTCATGGTTTCTTGCAAGTAGAACAATTGTTTGTTCTCTGATAATTGCTTCTTGCTTCTCACTCATTTCTTCTTACGCTTATTTTTACCCCAACTTAATGGATTAATATTAAATTCTTTTTCATAGAAAGCTACTTTTTCTGCCAACTCTTGTCGTTCAGCCCTTTCTTCCAAGACATGTTTACTAAGTAAATCCCCAATGTGTTCATCAGCAACAACAACCTTATCCTCAAGTTTTTGAATACGGGACTCGATTTGCCAATAACCATAAACAAGCATCCCAATAAGTAAGGCAATTTGACCCAACCACTTAATGTTAATGCTAATAACAGCATTGTCATCAAGCACAGTAGCTCTATAACTTCTTGCTGTTTCAGGTTTTTTAACACTCACTTTACTTCCCAACCCATAACAGACCATCCTCCGCTACAGTTAATAAAATAAAGAGTAAATAAAAAAACAATAAAAATAAAAGCTAATAGCTTAATAATTTTTAATAGGTCTTTACGAAAAGATTTCTTTTGTTTTTTAATAAGGCTAAGTTTTCTTTTTAGCCTTCTATTTCTTGCTACCCTCTGTAAGCTATGCATGTTGCTGTAGAGTTTGTGTGGTTAATAATTCCACTAAAATTACCATATAGTATTTCACCTGGAACCATGTAAAACCATGCAGAATCAAGGCTATCTCCAATATTGGAAGTAACCTTTAATTGTAAATACTCAACAGCAGCATCACCACCACCTTTACCAAGAGCCTGGATAGCTATCCAATTCCCACTATCTGGACTTGATGTGTTTGTATTGTGTTCTGCAATAAGATCAAAACCATTTTGACCTATAGCTAAAGAAGTAGCTTCAGCTGCAGTATATTCTCTTAATCCTTTAGTCATAATAACTCCTATATTACCATCCACCATGCTATGGCAGTTTCAACAAATAAATCAGATGCACTATTATATGCCCATGCTTTTTTAGTGCCGTAAGTTTCTTCATCACCTTCAATAATCCATTCAAAGATTTCCCAAGCAATACCAATAAGAAACACTCCCATTACACACCAAAAATCGCTCCAATGCAACCATTGGAATATTTTACATAAAAAAGCACCAGCTGCTAAATGATAAGCTGTCCAACCATCTAATTGTCCTGTACGATATTGCCAAGATACTAATGTCGCTAAAGGATTTTTCATAAGTTTGTAGCTATCCCATTTATTAATTTATGTTTACCAATAATAAGTCTACCATGACCATCGCTATGTTTCTTAGCACATTCTTTAACATAAGTTTCCTCTATCACTTTAAAACTATTACTTTTTTTTATTATTTTACCATCTACATCTATAAAATACTTATAAGAAGAAGGGTAAGCCAGAGTTTCTTTAGATCCATCTGGGTATGTTTTGATTCGAGTTATACCTGGGGTTGTATTTTTATGGAGTCTAATATGATGACCCTGGCTACACCTTCTTATAATCATTAATCCATCCACCTTCTATGATTTAAAAGATGAAAGAATCTATGCTTTAATACTTCAGCTATTAATCCAATTAGTGAATCAGATTCATATTTACCAGTTGGTACTATATATACAGCCTTGTATTTTCTCATGCTTCAGCTTCAACTTCTTCAGGCTCTAAAGCTTTTTTAAGCTCCATTACACCTTTCTGATGTTTTTCTACAAACACTTTTTCACACTCAACTAATTGCTGACGCATGAAAGCATTCGTATTCAGTTTATTCTGAACATCACTTACATGATTTTGGTACATAGCAACTTCTCCTGCTAGTTCCTTTTGTGAATCAGTCATATCTTCGATAACATACTCTTTGCCATCAAGATTCAAGACTGGCTTTTCTTTTTCTTTTTTAGCCATTTTAGACTCCTTGTTTGTTAATTAAAGTTTTTTAAAATCTGCTATTGCTTTTGCTAGTTCATCACTTTCTGCTTTTGCTCTTGCCATATCATCATCATATCTAGCTTTTTCTCTTTCTAAATCTGATAAAGACCATTCTTGTTTAGAATCAGCTAATGCTTCACCAGTTTCACTATCAAAACGTTTCTGAGTTAAGACAATATGAGCTTCTTTTATTACATTGTCGTCGCTATCTTTTTGCTCAGCAACTTTTTCAAAACCAGCTTTCTTTGCAGTTTTTAATGAACTGTATTTAGACCATTTCATTTTAAATACCTTCCTTTTGCTTATCTGCCCATGCTTTCTTTACTTCATCTGTCCAAATTGCATTAGCTAAAGCCTGTATTTCTGCTGATTCTCCAGATACATCCATATCTGGTGTTAATACTTTTCTATGATACTTATAAGAAATTTCTGCATCATCTTCCATAATGGATGTTTTGGTACGAACATTAATATGCTTGTACTCACCTCTTACTTCATAATCATCTTTTTCTACTTTTGATAAAGCCATATTATTTTCCTTTATTTTTTATTTCCAACTGTATCTCTATACAGTATAACTAAAATTAACACCTATGTTAAATGCACCATCTACATCTGAATCATCTATATCATTATCAGTTCCATCATCAGCCACTTCTACCAAAGTAAAAAAAGCATTGCCTTCTTCTAATTTAGCGTAAACTCGACCAGCTATTGTTCCTCCATGAGCAGTTAAATAAGCACTTCCATAAGACCTTCCACTAAGTCCTGTTCCATCTCCTATTGTAAATGGTAAAGTAATTCTAAGTTGTCCCGATGCAGAATTATCTGAATCAATAATAATAAGTCCTTGTATATTTACAAGCCTTCCTATTTTTGTGTATCTCCATTTATTATTTGTACTATTTACTACATAATTTCCAGAAGTTGCCCCAACAACAGTAACAGTTTGGTCGCCTTCTTCGTAGTCATCCAGAGTGTTTGCATCTGCACTTGCATTTTGAGTAGCTGGGAATTTTAATTGTCCAGATGTTAATTCAACATTACTGGAAGTAACTCTAAGTTTTTCTGTAGCAGTTGCAGTATTATCATTAGGTACAGTCATAAATGAAAGGTAGGTATTGTAAGTGTTACCATCCCAAACTCCTTCCGTGTAACCTCTTATTTCAGCACCAGTTCTATGAGCGCTTGATTCATAACCTAAAAATCTAATTCTGCCAAGAATATAATCTGCTTCATCTATATCTGTTGGGGATGCAATAGTACCTTTAGCACTAGCTAAATCTATAACACTAGCCACCCCATTATAACCTTCAATAGCCATCTGAAATGCCGAGGTATCTTGCAATGTTAAAGCTCTTGCATGAACTTTAGCACCAGCATCTTGTGACATATAAACATCAGTTACAGCTGTATTTCCAATAACTGCAGTATTTGCCCCAGTTGAAGCCGTAGAAGCATTATATCCAATAGCGATTTGATTATCTGCATCTATGTCAAAAGCAACATCAGAACCTACCCCTACATTCTGACCACCTGTAGTAATCCCATCTCCTGCTTGATAGCCAACCATTGTGTTGGCATCTCCAGCTGTTGTAGCTAATAAAGACTTATAACCCACAGCAGTATTATAATTAGCTCCATCGCAATCACCATAAAAAGCATTTGAACCAACTACTGTATTATAACTTGAGCTATTATTTGCCCAGTCTCCA